TTACAACTACGAACGTAAACGTAAAAAACTTGAAGAAGAAGAAGAGGAGATTAAACGCCTTGAAGCTGAACAAGCTGGAGAAACAGAATCAGAAGAGCAGCAAGAAGAAGTTACTGAAGAAGCAGAGGCCGATTCAAAAGATGAAGAAAAGGCGTTATCTGGAGAAGAAAGATCGTTTAAAAAACGATATGGTGATCTAAGGCGACACATCCAAAAGAAAGAAAAAGAATGGGAAGAGAAGTTAGAAGCTCTTCAAAAACGATCTGCAAGAGAAGGTATTGTAGCTCCTAAGTCTGATGAAGATATAGAGTCTTGGGCAAAAGAGTATCCAGATGTAGCAGGTATTGTAGAAACTATTGCTGCTAAAAAAGCTCAAGAGATGTTTGCTAAGGCAGAAATACGTCTACAAGAGCTAGATGATGCTCAAGCAGAGGTTACACGATCTAAAGCAGAAAATAAAATTAAAGAAACTCATGCAGACTTTGATGAGTTAAGAGAATCAGATAAGTTTCATGACTGGGCAGACGAGCAACCTAAATGGGTTAGGGATGCACTGTATGAAAACTCAGATGATCCAGCCTCTGTAGTACGTATTATTGATCTTTATAAAATAGATAATGGTCTAACAAGTAACGATAGAAAAACTAAACGTAAAGCAGCAGCATCTACTGTCACTAAACGTAGTAAAACAGAAGTAGATGTTGAAGATGCAAACAACGTAATAACAGAAACTCAAGTAGCTAAAATGTCAGCTAAAGAGTTTGAAGAGAGATCAGACGAAATTAACATAGCAATACGCTCTGGTAAATTTGTTTATGATATGTCTGGTAATGCCAGATAACTGTTGACAAATAAAAAAACAACAGTATAACTAGGGTATAAGTACAAAAGCCTCGAAAGACTACCTTTTGTACACCCTTAAATTTCCAAAAGTCTAAACTAATAAGAACCACCTGTTTAAGTATAGGCCCAGTAGTATTTGGTTGGCCGACTAAATATATCTGCACCCTAGAAAATATAACAGCCTCTTTTGAGTGTTAGCTTTGTCACAAAGCCAAATATCAGGAGGATTTTAACATGGCTTTTTCATCCGCATCGGGATACGGTAATTTACCTAATGGTAATTTTAGTCCCGTAATTTACTCCAAGAAGGTACAGCTTGCTTTCCGCAAGTCTACCGTAACTGGAGATATAACTAACTCTGATTATTTTGGGGAGATTGCCGCACAAGGTGATACTGTTCAGATTATCAAAGAACCAGAAATTTCTGTCCAGGCCTATACACGTGGCACACAAGTCACAGCACAAGACCTTGACGATGAAGATTTTTCATTGACCATTGACAAAGCAAACTACTTTGCTTTTAAAATGGATGATATCGAGGAAGCACACTCACATGTAAACTTCATGGATTTGGCAACAAATCGTGCTGCTTATCGTTTATCAGATCAGTATGACCAAGACGTTCTTGGTTATCTGTCAGGCTTCAAGCAATCTGCTATACATTCAGATGCTGATACAGCTAACACAACCGTAAATGGTACTAAGGCTGTAACAACTGCTGGATCAGATGAATTGCTTTCAAGCATGAAACTTATCAAGTCTTCATTTGGTAACATCACAACTACATCTGCAGGAGATCACTCTATTCCCCTGACAGCACGTATGCCTGGTGCTACATCACTTCCAACTGCAACGGCTTCACCAGCAATGGTAGTAGCTCGTATGGCTCGTTTACTTGATCAACAGCAAGTTGATACACAAGGAAGGTGGCTCGTAGTTGACCCAGTATTTATGGAAATCCTTCGTGATGAAGATTCTCGTTTTATGAATGCTGATTTCGGTGAGTCTGGTGGACTTCGTAATGGTCTTGTAATCAACAACTTTCACGGTTTCCGTATGTACACATCTTCTAACCTACCTTCAGTGGGCGATGGAGCAGGTACATCAGGTACGGCTAACCAAAACACTAACTTTGGTGTTATTGTTGCTGGTCACGATTCTGCTGTTGCTACTGCAGAGCAGATCAATAAGACTGAATCATATCGTGACCCTGACAGCTTTGCTGACATTGTTCGTGGTATGCATCTATACGGTAGGAAGATTCTTCGTCCAGAAGCAATCGTCACTGCCAAGTATAACGCAGCTTAGGGGGGTATTTAGTTATGGCTACAATTACAATGTCAACAAACTCTGACTCCACCTCCAACAATGGTGGAACAGGGAATAAGAAACTCCGTGGTGCTCTTACTGTATTGCAAAACGATATTGATATGGCTGATGCCATCTTGCAAAACGGTGGAACAGCTTTAGCAGCTAATGATATCATTCAAGCTATTGCTGTACCTACAAACACTATGATCCTACACGCAGGATTCAAAGTGGTGTCAGCAATGGAAGGTACTACTACCGACTCTGCTTTTCACATAGGTATCACAGGAACTGATGTAGACATCTTTGCTGCATCATTTGACTATGACGGTGCATCTGTTGGTGATCATACACCAGCAATTACATCTTCAGGTGTGTGTGGAAATCTACCAGTGTTTACTGCAGCAGCAGATACACTTGACGTAGAGATTCAAGCATCTAGTGGAACTATCACTGGTGGTATTCTTCGTGTATATGCTGTATGCATTATCATGGATGATATCTCACAGTCAGGTTCTGCAAATGAAGTAGATCGTGATCTACTAGCATAATACTTTGGGGGCTGGGCAACTGGCCCCCTTATTACATATTAGGAAGTACTTATGGCTGAAACGTATCTCTCATTAACAAACAAAACATTAGTTAGAATGAATGAGGTAGAACTTACTTCAACTAACTTTTCAAGCCCTAGAGGTGTACAGACACAGTGTCAAAACGCTGTTAATGAATCCATACGTTATATTAACCAAAGAGAGTTTGCTTATCCTTTTAATCACGCAACAAACTCCTCTACACTTACTCCAGGTGTTGTCAAGTATAGTGTACCAACGAGCACTAAGTATATAGACTACAACACAGCAAGAATAAAAAAAGATGAAGACCTAAGTTCAGCAGGTAACAGTCTCACTAAACTAAACTATAACGAATATATATCAAGAGACTACGCTACACAGGAAGATGATATTACATCTACTACGCTTAATGGGTCACACTCTAGCACTGTGGCTACCTTAACGCTAACCTCAACAACTGGGTTTGATACCTCTGGTACTGTATTTATAGGAGGTGAGCAAGTCACATACACAGGTGTACTAGGTAACGACATAACAGGTTGTACCAGAGGAGCCAACAGTACAACGGCTGCTACATATGCTGATGACGTAACAGTAACACAATTTACAAAAGGTGGTGTACCTAGATTTATAGTACGTACCCCTGACAATAATTATTTACTGTATCCTTTTCCCGACAAACAATTTACACTTATATTTGATTACTTTACATTTCCTGCTGATTTGTCAGCACACGGAGATACAACTACAGTACCTGACAGATTTGCAACTGTTGTCATAGATGGCGCAGTTGCTTATGTGTATCAGTATCGTGGTGAGCTACAACAGTATGAGTTAAACTTTGATAGATTCCAACAAGGTATCAAAAACATGCAGACACTTGTGATAAACAAGTATGACTATGTAAGATCCACATTAGTAGGTAGTGACACAACGTCTTACAATCCTGTACTAAGAGTGTCTTAGAATGCCAGATACATCAACATTACAACCAACAGCATTTAACTGTGAGGGTGGGCTAGTTTTAAACAGGTCCACCTTTCTTATGCAACCAGGTGAAGCATTAGTTCTAGAAAACTTTGAGCCTGACGTTGAGGGTGGTTATAGAAGAATAAATGGTTTCCGTAAGTACGTTAATCAGATAGTACCTCAGACATCTAGCTCTACTGAAAAGGTTTTGATGTCACTTAGATTTGCAGACAAAGTAGTTGCAGCTAGAGGCGAAAAGATATTTAGTACAGGTTCTACAGAACTATCACAGAAAATAATATCTACAACTGCAATGTCAGGATCTGCTACACTAAACGTAGATAACACTGCAGGATTTAGTTCTAGTGGTACATTACTTATAGACAGTGAAGAGTTTACTTACACAGGTATAACTAGTACAACGTTTACAGGTGTTACTAGAGCAACAACAAGTACAACTGCAGCTAATCATGCAGTGGATGCAGCAGTGTCAGAGAACTGGACAGAGCGAGATGCTAGTAGAACCAGCGCAGACAAGTATGGCTTTGAAAGATTTAACTTTGACGGTAATGAAAAACTAATCTGTGTAGATGGTGCTAATGCACCTGTTGTATTCAACTCATCTATGACAGCCACAGATGTAAGCGAAAGCAGTGTAGCAGGATCAAAGTTTGTAGCTGCCTTTAGAAATCACATGTTCTATGCAGGTAAGTCTACAACATCATCAACACTAGTATTTAGTGAACCATTTGATGAGGACGGTTTTGTTGTAAACGATGGTGCTGGAAGTATCAACGTAGACGATACCATAGTAGGACTAAAGGTTTTTCGTGATAACTTATTTATATTCTGCGAGAATAGAATATTTAAACTGACAGGTTCTGCTTTAGCTAACTTTGCTGTAGAGCCTGTAACCAGAAACATTGGTTGCGTAAACGGTAACACTATTCAGGAGTTTGCAGGTGACTTGATCTTCCTTGGACCTGATGGTTTACGTACTGTTGCTGGTACTGCTAGGATTGGTGACGTTGAACTTGGTACAATATCTAAGAACGTGCAGTCTTTATTTGATGAGAACATACGTGACTCTAGCCTTTTTGAAAGCGTTGTCATACCAGACAAAACACAGTATAGAATATTTTTTACAAAGGATACTGTGTCAGCAGCAAGAACTAAGGGTGTCATCTGCGTTATGAAAGGTGATGGCTTTGAGTTTGCTGAGTCGCTAGGTATTAAACCTTCATGTTCAGATACCCATGTAGAAGCAGGAGATGTAGTAGTACTTCATGGTGGCTTTGATGGATTTGTACAACGTCAAGAAAAAGGTAACACTTTTGATGGTAGTTCTATACTAGGCAGATATAGAAGCCCTGACTTAAACTTTGGGGATGTAGGTATAAGAAAGTCAATGCACAGAGTTATTCTTAACTACAAGCCAGAGGCTAACATAAGTGCAGATTTATTTTTACGATATGACAACGAGGCAGTAGGTGCATCAAGACCTGCTGCATACAGTTTAACAACAGCTACACTAGGGGCGCAATACGGTACTTCTACTTATAGTACTGCTTCTACTACTACACAGTTTGTTTACGGAGGTGGTTCACAGCCTCTAGTAAGACAGCCAGTAGAAGGTTCAGGTTTTACTGTTGCATTAAAGGTAGATGATAATGGTGCATCACCACCATATTCACTAAAAGGATTTCAATTAGAATACCAAGTAGGAGCTAGACGCTAATGGGTGCTACATACACAAGACAGTCCACGTACACAGAAGGTGACGTAATACAGGCAGCAGATTCAAATGATGAGTTTGATCAGCTTCTTGCCGCCTTCGCTTCTAGTACAGGACACACACACGATGGTACAACAGGAGAAGGTGGTCCTGTAACTGCACTTCTAGGTACATCTATTACTATAGGTACAGGTGGAACAGGGGCAGACGTTACAGTAACCTTTGACGGTGAGAGTAATGACGGTGTACTAAAATGGATGGAAGACGAAGACTACTTTGAGTTCTCTGATGACATTCTTATTGCTTCTACAGAAAAGATACAGTTTCGTGACACAGCTATTTTTATTAACTCTAGTGCTGATGGTCAGCTTGATATTGATGCAGACACAGAGCTAGAGATTACTGCACCTACTGTAGACATTAATGCATCTACTGCTGTGCTTATTAGTAATGATCTAAAGCTAGATAGTGATGCTGCTGTATTAGGCTTTGGTGCTGACAACGATGTTACACTTACTCACGTAGCTGACACAGGACTGTTACTAAACAGTACAATGGCAATACAATTTAATGATGCATCACAGATTATTAATGCTCCCAGCGCAACTGTATTAGATATAAACGCTACTGATGAAATAGAACATAACGCAACACTAATAGATATAAACGGTAATGTAGATGTATCAGGAACACTTACTGTTGCAGGTGCTGTGGACTTTGGTGATGCTGCTTTATCAAATGTAGGTGCAGTACAACTAGATAGTATTTCTGGAGATGCAGATACTAATACAAGCATTACATTTAGTGGTTCTGATGTTATTACAGTTGCAACTGGTGGG